TTAAAGCAGGCCGATATATAAGTAAACGGTGCTATACCAAAAAATACAAAATTAGGTACCCTCGAGAGTATTATAAAATCACGGGGTCTGGTAGCTGAATCAACACGAAGTCAGAAAAATATATTAAGAGTATTCAAAGATTTACGTTTTAATTAACGTTTATTGAGATGCCATTGATTGATAAATTGATAGTATTCGTTACGCGTAGCAGGATCATTCAAGAAGTCTCCACTTAATCGAGCAGTCTTCATTTCACAACCATCATGTTTTACACCACGTAAACAGGCACATGTATGTGAAGCTGAGATCTCAACAGCAACCCCCTTATTACCTTCACACATTGCTTCAATAGCATGCTGAATTTGTACAGTTAGTCCTTCTTGAATCTGAGGACGAGAAGCAAAGTGCTCAACAATACGATTCAATTTAGATAAACCAACAACCTTACCCGTAATAGAAGGAATATATGCTACATGTGCAACTCCTGTAAATGATAAGTGGTGATGTGAGCACATAGACTTAATCGGTATACCTCCTTGAAATACCATACCATGATAACCATCAGAAGGAAAAGCGGTGATGCTAGGTGCTTCATTATAACATCCTTGAGCTAAATCATTTACGAAAGCCTTAGCAACACGACGTGGCGTGTCAGAGCTATTAGGATCATTACGCCAATCAATACGTAGGGCATCCAAATAAGCTTCATAAGCTTTAGTAGCATTTTCTATTACCTCGAGTTTTTCTTCATCCGTAATAGGCATATTAGAATTAGCTGTTGGCAGTAAACTTAGTTTCTTTTCCATACAATTATATTATAGCCCAATATATAAGCTTATCAACTAAAACCTATAAAATAAAATTAATTTCAACTTTTTTCCGGAAACACTTGCAATCGAGGTCTCAGATGAATAAGTGGACTATAGGACAGTGATTGATCCTAGGCTCTAAATCTAAAGGTCTATATTTAATATTATTCTATTTATTAGTTGATTTACTTATATTTGTAGCGTATAATAAACGTATGAGATTTACGAGCAATAAAGTAATTAACTTGGGTAGCGCTGCGTTTAGACAGTGGAAATCTACTCACAGTCATTGTCAGTATATACATGGTTATAATTTAACTGCAGATATTACATTTGAAGCTGAAGAGTTAGATGAACGTAACTGGGTTATGGATTTTGGAGGTCTAAAAGATCTTAAGAAAACGCTAGAACATACATTCGATCATAAGCTAGTTGTTGCTGCGGATGATCCTCAGCTAGATATACTTAAACAACTAGATGAAGTAGGTGTAGCAGAAGTTGTTGTATTACCTGGTGGTGTTGGTTGTGAACGTTTTGCTGAATTTGTACTTAAGACTGCAGATACTTTTGTTGATGAATTAACGGACGGTAGAGTTCGTGTAAGATCAGTACAGATTAATGAGCATGGTAGCAACTTTGCAACATGTTATAATACGCTTGATACAGCTAGAGATGAATTAGTCGTAACTATATCGGATGGTGTTACTCCACCGGAGACAGTTACTACAAATGAAGTGGAGCCATTAGTAGAGCAAGCACCGGTAAGTAGAGCTGCTCCAGTAGGTAATAAAGTAACTAACGGTAAAGGTAATTGGTTTGAAGGTACCTCGTGGGGTTAATATAGAAAGGGATTCAACTATTTTATCTTTAGAGAAATCTATACAAGATAAGTTGAATATTTTAGCTAAAGAAACAGAAAAAGAGCTTCCTCAGATTGAACCTATAAAAAATGTAGGCTTAGAGGAAGCTCTTAAAGAATTATTAGCTCTCGAGAACGGAACAAATATAACGCAGAATCTTACTGCGAACAATCTCTGATGTACCAAATTCGAAGGAATATATACCTTTTATTTCAGAATCAGTACTATTAAATTTATCAAATATCTTTTTAAAGCCTGTCTTTTTACCAATATCAGCTTGATTGGTATCTCCAGCTACTATATATTTGCTATCTCTACCAAATCTAGTTAAAATTGTAGTAAGTTCTCCAGGTGTTAAGTTTTGTGCTTCATCAATAATAACAACACTGTTATTAAAAGTCAAACCTCTAACAAAGTTAACTGGTATAGCTTCAATAATACCTTTATCTCTTAACATCTTACTTGTACTTTCGTTGGTAATCTCTCTTACCTTCTCGAGTAAAGGCATTGCATAAGGTAAAAACTTATCATCTACTTCACCTGGAAGTGAACCTAAGCTTTTCTCAGCAGATTCTGCTACTGATCTTATGTATATTAGCTTAGATAAATCTTCATTTATGATCATTTGTAAAGCTGCATATACAGCAATGTAAGTTTTCATTGAACCGGCTGGACCATCTACAAATGCCATTTTAGTCGTGCTATCCATAATACAGTTATAAAACTGTTTGTGATGTGGATTTAAGTAAAATGGCTTTCGTAACTTAAAGTCAAGTAGCCAATTTTCCGAATTACTAGTTTCGAAGTCATTTAATCTATCTGTAAGATCAACAACTTCCCGACGAGTACGGGCAGTTTTTTTGCTCATCTGTCAATATTTAATCAAAAATTAAGTTGAAACGCGGTATACATCATATATAATTAGATTTGATGGATTTAGATAAGGAAACATTAATACTTTCAGATGATAAGATATTTTATACTATTGAAGGTGAAGGTGAGTTTGTTGGTCAGCGATCCCTATTTATGAGGATGGCTATGTGTAATTTAACATGCATAGGCTTTGCGAGTGAAGACTCACCTCATGGATGTGATTCATTTATATCTTGGAGTGTTAAGAATAAGATGACTTTTAATGAAATCTTTCAGATGATGGAAGATAATAATTGGATTGAGAAGCTTGAAAAGGGTACAATCTGGAAACTAACTGGTGGTGAACCTCTTATTCAGCAGAAGCAATTGCTTAAGCTAGTTGAAGCTTTTATTGATAAGTACGAATTTACTCCTAAGATTGACTTTGAGACTAATGCTACTCTTATGCCTAATCAAAGATGGATCAAAGACTTTGGCGCTACCTTTACTACTTCACCTAAACTAACTACAAATGGTGATCCAGAAGAAAAAACCTATAAGCCAGAAGTACTAAAGTATCATAAAGAGATTGGTTCAGGTTTTAAATTTGTTATTAATGACCCTGCTGAAGATATTAAAGAGATTTGGCGGAAGTATGTAGAGGATGAGCATGGTATTAATGTTACACGTGATCGTATTTGGTTTATGCCTGTAGCTGGTTCACGTAAAGAGCATATTGAGAATGCCGCGGCTGTTGTAGAGTATGCAAAGTCAATGCATGTTAATTTTTCTGCTCGACTTCATTTGTTAGTTTGGGATATGGCTCTTAAGGTGTAATGAAAGATCATACACTTATTCTTAATAAGTATTATTTTCCTATCAATGTAGATGATTATAAGCGTGTATTTACAAATATCGCGTCTGGATCTCAACTCCCATTAGATATACATTATGAAATAAATGAAGATGGGTCTATTAATTTTGAAAATATCAACTTTTGGAATATTATCAAGTCTATCGATTTGTGGATGGATTTACCTATCAGGCCCTATGATAACTTTATTCATACTGTTAACGGTCCTATACGGCTTCCTACTGTAGTTATATGTTCTACATATAAAGGTATAATGCATAAGAGAGCAAAGTTTCCGACCAAAAAAAATATATGGGAGCGTGACAAATATACGTGTGTTTATACCGGTAAAAAATTACAAAAAATGGAACTTAGCGTTGATCATGTTTTTCCAAAGAGTAAAGGTGGGAAGGACACATGGGATAATTTGGTGACATGTGATAAGATATTAAACTCTAAGAAAAGTAATAAGTTACTCTCAGAAACTAAATTAAAATTAAGGTATAAACCTTTTAAACCAACAGATGGTTATAAGTTTGAAATATATAGAGAAGAATGGCATTCCTTTCTTGCCAATTTTTAAACGTAATTAAATATTAATATGCGATTATCATTAACAGGTGCTGCTAATACTGGTAAGACATCTTTACTACAAAGTTTTTTACATACTTGGAAAACATATAAAACACCTGAAAAGACATATCGCGATATTATTGAAGAGAAAAAATTAGAGCATTCATCTAAAACTACTACAGAAACTCAAACTGAAATATTAAATTTTATAACTGATCAGCAGTTAGGTAAGACGGTAGATGATGATATAATTTATGATAGATGTACGTTAGATGTCTTAGCTTATACAATTTGGGCTCATGAAAAGGGGTTAGAAGGGTTTGATACTGCATTTGTTAATACACAAATTAAATTAGTTAAAGAATCTTTGCGTTCATTAGACATTATATTTATTTGTAAATTTAATGAAAATATGTCTGTTGAAGATGATGGTAAACGCGACGCAAATAAAGAATATATCGTTGAAATAAATAATATTATAGAATCACTATATCAGCAATATAAGCAAAATATTGATTCAGATATTTTCTTTCCAAAAGACGATTCACCTTGCCTTATAAAGCTGCCAGATAGTATGCAACAACGCGTTGACCTTATCGCTGAGTACGTTGCACCTGATGGTGGTATGCATAGTGAAGAAGATTCGGTTTTAAATCCAAATAATATTGATGAGTTGGAGCAATTACTTAAACAACAAACTAATGCTCATGAGTCAGAAGAAGAAGAGAAAGAACTATTTAAGAAATTTGGATTAAAATGATTCTAATTTAAAACCAATATTTGCTGCTGTTGCAACTCTGTCATCAGTGCCGCAATCTATAACAGAAAGTTCAACAAAGTTAGTACTTTTATCCGATAAAACTACTAAAGCTAATTCTCCAGTAGCGTTAACAACACCAGCAGATGGTAATATTAAGTAATTTTCATTTAAAAAATTAGATATAAAGTTAAATCGAATAACACTACCATCCACTTCTGCAGAGGCTATATTGTTACTTTGATGAATTTGCACACCATATGCATCCCACCCAGATAATGTAATTAAAGCTTTTGTATTAGACGTTATAACAGATGAACTAAGAGCTGCTATTGATGAATTTACAGAAGAGCTTAAGGTATTAAAGCTGCTAGATAAAGTAGCAATATCTGTTGTGTTGCTGGATAGTGTCGATCCAAAAGTTGTATTATCAACACCTATAACAAAATTCTCAAAGTCTAATATATTTGTGCCATTTTCTGTTTCTATTAATAATAGATCACCAGCTGCGACAGAAAAAACTTCCGGAAGTTCTCTAACGTTGTAAATTACATTATCACGATTAATACAAGGCATGTATATATTTATACAAGAGTTAGTTGATTATAACATACTTTAGTATAAAATATAATAATGGGTAAAATCGGTGTCGGTATTATAACATGTGATAGGGTAGATATGTTTAATGTTTGCTTTGAATCTCTTAATGATGAGTGGTACGATGAGTTGGTAGTCGTTGATGATGGAACAAAAGAATATCCGCTGATGCGTCGCGGCGCGGAATTTATACGCACTACTGGAGGGGTGGGGGTTGGAAGAGCAAAAAATGCTGCTATACAAAATCTGTTA